TTTCTACAAAAAAATCCTTCAAGCTTTTTACACTCAAAGGATTTTCCTAATTTATATATTGAACAGAACAAGAGGACTAACTTTACTTTGAAACCTCCAAAGAAAAAAGGAGCAAAAAAGAAAACTTTACACTTAGCCTATTTCTCAGAGTACCTGAGGTACAGACTTAGTTTATCTGAGCAAGTCAGAAAACTTTCTGTGGCAAAGTTACAGGTTTTTTTTGACATTGTGGTTAGTTTTATATAGCTATTTTCTTACACTTAATATATATTAACATTATTTCCTGGTAAATTTTGTTTCAGTTTTATTTGGTAGTCTAACTTAAAAACTTTAATTTTGTCAAGTTTAAAATGTATATTAAGTATGAAAGTAATTCAGAAGGGTTTTGAGCTGCCCAAAGTAGAGTACTACAAAGCTCACATGAGAATAGTTAATGCTATTTTCCCTGTTAATATTACTGATAAGGAAATTGAAATCTTAGCACATTTCTTATCACTTCCTACAGAGATTATTAATGGGGATGTGTTCAACACCTTTGCCAGAAAGAAAGTTATTGAAACTTTAGGTCTTACTCATGGTGGTATGAGTAATCATATTAAGAATATGAAAGGTAAAGGTTATCTTAAAAGAGAGGGAGATAATTTGGTTATTGTTCCTGCTCTTATTCCTGCCACTCCTTCACAGGGGTATAATTTTAAAATTGTATTGAATGAACAAATCTAAGAAAGACCCTATTGAGATTGTAGCCAGATATGCTGCTCTTGATGAGATGAGAAAGATGAGACCAGAGGATATTTATAAGGTAGACCCTGAGTTTGTTATTAAGTATTTTGTAGACCACAAAGATGATACTGGTAAAATTGTTTCTGAAGAAGTCTTTGAAACTAATTGGTATTATGCTTTATTTACTGCTACTATGTATAAGATTGATAAGTTATTTGAAGCTTTTCAGCCAAGAACCACTGAAGCTAAGTCTAATCTTATAGTACCAGAAGAACCTAAAATTATAGTGTAATAAATAAGTTATGAGGTTAAGAAATCAAGAGTTAATGGAAGAGTTCTATAATAGGAACTTGTCTAAATTCCCAGGTTTAACTTTGGAACAGTCTACTACTATCTGTCATACTCAGTTTCAGTTTCTAAGACAATGTATTGAGAAAGATGAGATTACTGAGATAAGGTTGAAATACTTTGGTAGTTTTCAAGTCTTTCCTGGTAGAGCTAAAAACTATCTTTTCAATTTGAAGGATAGATTAAAATTTCATAAGATTGAGCCTTTACAATATAAGAGGTTATCAACAATGGTAGAAAATTATTTAAAAACACAAAAACAAGATGGTCAAACCAATTTTTAAAAACATTATTGTAGAGCCTATAGTAAAGGAAACTACAGAGGGTGGCATCATATTAGGAGATGCCAAAGAGAAGAAACCAATAGGTAAAGTTATATCTGTTGGAGATGAAGTAACTCTCATTAAACCTGGAGAAACTGTTCTCTTTAGTAAGTATGATGGTATTCCATTTGAATTTAATGATGCTAAATTTTTAATCATGCAAGAGGAATCAGTTCTTGCAATAATTGAATAAGTTATGAAACTGGAATTAAAAAGAATATTTAAAGGAAAAGAGTACAGTATTGGTAAACTCTATATTGATGGAGTTTACTTTTGTGATACTATGGAAGACCCTGTTAGAGTTCTAAAGGACCTTAATGGGGATGGGGATTTTGATGACCTGGGAGAAGGTAAGATAAAAGGTAATACTGCTATTCCTGCTGGAACTTATAGAATTACTTTAGATGTTGCTTCTGCTAAGTATGGTAACAGAGAGCCTTATAAATCTATCTGTAATGGTAGAGTACCAAGACTGTTAGATGTTCCTGGTTATATGGGTATCTTAATTCATATTGGTAATACACCAGCAGATACTGAAGGCTGTATCTTACTTGGATTTAATAAGGTAAAAGGTCAGGTAGTTGATTCAAGAGTTACTTGGATTAAGTTCTATGAAAAGATTAAAGGACAAAAAGATTTAACTATAACTATTATATAATGAAATATGCAAAGGATTATAAATGTTGTGAGTGTAAGACAGAACAAGCTGTAACTTTCTTTCCTGTCTGTGACCCAGATATTCCTTCTTATCCTTATTGTAAGAAGTGTTTAAATAAGGTTAAAGTTAAGCTTTTAATAGAACTAAATAAAATAGATAAACAGTATGAAAGCAAAAATAAATTTTAAAAATATAATTGCCTTTTGTCAGGGGACATTAAGGTATCAGGTTTATTATTCTCCATTTAAGTTTCTGATTAGGAAACATATAAGGGAACAGATTTCTTTTAGAATTAACTCTATGAGAAGAACTTGTTTTATAAATGGAGAGTGTGAAGAGTGTGGTTGTTCAACTACTGCTCTTCAGATGGCTAATAAAACTTGTGGTGGTATTTGTTATCCTCCTATGATGAATAAGAAACAATGGCGGATAGCTACCATTTTTGGTTATTATAAAGATAAAGAGAACAATAGGACATGGACAATAGATTTAAAGAAAGGAAGATTCTTATGAAAAACTGGGAAAGTACTAATATAAATATAGGTAATGTAAAGCCTTATCAAAGAACTTATATTACTTTTAAGTGTTTAGAGTCTCTGGAGGATGTAGCTACTATTACTTCTTCTTGTGGTTGTTCTCAAGGTCATGTGTCTGGTAATAATGTTATAGTAAGTTTTAAACCAGGAGATGTTCCTAAACACATGACTTCCTCTGGTCTTAATTCATATAATACCAGTAAGACCATAAGAGTTCATTATACCAATGGAGAAACAGATGTATTACAATTTGTAGGAGTGGTAAAGAGATGATAACTAAAGGTACAATGAGGAGAGTGTTCCTTACAAAGAACTATGCTATTAAGATACCAAGACTTAGAAATTTACTAAGAGGTTGGATAGCTAATAAGTCTGAGGTTCATTATTATAAGGAGTCTCAATGTAATCCTGCTGTAAAGGATTTGTTATGTCCTATCTTTTTTTCTCTTAGTGGTTGGATAATTATCCAGCCCAGAGTAGAATCAGTAACTGAAGAAGAGGTATCTGAAATATGGGATACAGTAGTAAATAAGAATATGTTTCTGTTTCTAATACTTGAGCCTGTACTTGCTAACTTTGGAAAGTATAATGGTAGAGTAGTAGCAATAGATTATAATGTAAGATGTTTTTAATATGAGTTGGTTATTTAAAATAGAAGATAGAAAAGTGTTTCCAAATGAGGAGACACTCTTAATTCCTCCTTTCTCCCAGATATGGGAGAGAGATGAGAGTCCAGATAAATGGTTGGCAATGAGGGAATTTGCTTATATTGAATTTATGACTTCACAACTAAAGTCAAATCCTTATAAGGGTTATTCTGAAAAGGTCAGAGAGGTAAAGATTAAGGAAGATATTATTATTGACCCTACTTGGCAGCCTGATGGACTTGTGGAACAGGCTATGGAAAAGATAGAGGAACTCCAGACTGAAGGGTCTGAGACTTACACTCTTTTAGCTTCAGCTCTCAGGGCTAAGGAAAAGATTGAAGATTTCTTTAATACTTTTCAGTTAGATGAGACTACTGATAAAGGAGCTTTGAAGCTTAAACCAAAAGATGTTACTGGTGCTATGCTTGACTTGGACAGAGTTGTAACATCTATTAATACATTAAAAAAGAAAGTGGAAGAAGATACTTTTGAGGCTGTGAAAACCAGAGCTAATAAAGTAATCTCTCCTTTTGCAAACCCAGATAGTTTGAATGACTAATGAGTACAATAAGAGATAATAATGGTAAATGGTTAGATACCTCAGTCTTTAGAAAGGCTGGGGAAACCTTTATGAAAAATGGATACTACTGCCCAGACCCTTATGGGTCTCCTGCTTGGTATGAGTTTTGGAAAGAAGAAAGAAGAAGATGTTTGAAAGGATATGAAGTTGCTGGTCATAAGATTACAGGTAACTATTATTTCTATCTGAATTATTGTCCTATCCAGAAAGTAGATATTTTAAATGCTACTGGTAGAAGGGCAGATAAGATTAAGGGTTTTCCTGACTTTTGGGATGGGGATTATAATTATTTCTGGATTAGAGATATAGCCAGGAATGGTATTCTGGAAGCTCTCCATGTAGTAAAAGAAGAACAGGATAGAATTAATGCTTTACCTGATGAAGAGAGATTTCCTATTCTTAGGGAATATTATGACACATTGGGTCTTTTCTTTGACCCACTTCCAGACCAGTTAGATGGTGGTTTAGACTTAGTATTAGGTAAGGCAAGGCGTAGAGGGTTCTCATTTAAGAATGCTTCTGTAGCTGTATGTAATTTCTTTCATAGACCTAACTCTTATACTATGTTGATTGCCTATGAAAAGAAGTATCTTTTCCCTGGTAAGAAAACTATTTTTGGTAAGTGTAAGGAATATATCAACTTTGTGAATGAGCATACTGCATGGAAGATGCCTTCAGATTATATTAATACTCAACAACATATTAGAGCTTCTTATAAGGAGACTAAGGATGGTGTTGATATTGAGAAAGGATTTATGTCTGAGATTGAAGCTATTTCTTTTAAGGATAATCCTGATGCTGGTAGGGGTGCTGATGCTTATGATATTATTGGAGAAGAGGTTGGTGCTTGGGGTACACCAGGTGGACTTAAAAATACTATTGCTGCTATGAGGTCTTCCTCTGAAGCTGGTATATTTAAGACTGGTATGATGACAATGTTTGGAACTTCTGGAGATATGGAAGGTGGTACTGTAGACTTTGCTGACCTTTTTAGAAGACCTAAAGCTAATGGTTTTATGAGCTTTAAAGATAGATGGGGTAAGTTTAAGGAAAAGGTAGAAGGTTTCTTCTTTCCTAAACACATGAATACTGAAGGTTTCTATGATGAAAATGGTAACTCTGATATGGAGTCTGCTAAACAGGCAGAGCTTTTAACCAGAAAGATATTAATAGATAATGGTGCTACTTCTACTGAAATCCAAAAGAGAATGCAGGAAGAGCCTTTGGATTCTGCTGAAGCTTTTGCTCTGGTGGCTGCCAATACTTTCCCTGTAGTAGAACTACAAGCACAGTTGGATAAAGTAATAGCTATGAATTTGCAAGCTATTAAAGGAACTCCTGTTAAACTTCATTATGTAGATGGTAAAATTACTGCTACTCCTATTTTAGATGGCTCTGCTAAACCTATCATTTCTTTTAAAGATATTCCTCTGGATATACAAGGTTGTCCTATTATTTATGAGTTTCCTGCTGACCCTCCTGCTGGTCTGTATAAAATTGGTTATGACCCAATTAGACAGGAGCATGGTACTTCATTGGCAGGGATTATTGTATATAAGGGTACTCAAGTAGGTTCATATACACATGATATACCAGTAGCTGAGTATGTAGGTAGATATGATGACCCTGATGATATAGACAGGGTTGCTGAAATGTTTGCTGACTTGTTTAATACTAAAGTGATGTATGAGAATGAAGTTACTGGTGTAAAAAACTATTTTAGAAGAATAAAAAGATTATCTTTGCTGGCATTACAACCTGATACTGTTATTAGTAAGAATATTAAGAAAAGTAAGGTTGCCAGAGTATATGGTTGTCACATGAATGAACAGCTTAAAGATGCTGGAGAAAGATATGTAAAGTCCTGGTTATTAACAGTATTAGATTATGATGAGAATGATAATCCAGTAAGAGTTATTGATAGGATATACTCAATAAGACTCTTGGAAGAGCTTATCTCTTATTTCAGAAAAGGCAACTTTGACCTTGTATCTGCACTGTTTATGTGTATGTTTCAGGTGCAGGAAGAAGTACTTGGTAAAGAATATGGAGAGGGAGAAGATACTCCTAAGAATAGAAAGTATAGACAATTAATGGAAATGATGGAAACCAATTTTAAATAAAGAAAGATGAAAATAGAACAACCACTTAATTATACTGAGAGACTAACATTTGCTCAGAAAAATAAGAATGGTCAGCAATGGTACAGGGAATATGCTGACAGGTTAGACAGTCAACATTATCAGATTGGATATGGTTATGGAGATATATCTGAGTTCAAAAGAATGAAGGTAAACTATGACCTGTTTAATGATAAGATTGACTTAGCAGACTTCTCTTATGTATGCCAACCCTTTGGTGCTAATGTAGGAGAATTACCAGCAAGAATGGTAAACAGGGATATTGTCTCTAGTAAGATTAAGGCTATGATAGGTATGGAAATGAAGAGACCTTTTTCTTGGACTGTACTGGCAACCAATCCAGAAGCCACTACCAGAAAGGAACAAAAGGAATCTGAATTGTACAGAGAATTTACTGTAAACTTTATTACCCAGCCTATTAGGCAGCAAATTGAGCAAAAAATGGCTCAAGAGCTTCAGGGAAGAGAACTCACACCTGAAGAGCAACAGCAAATTCAACAACAAGTTGAAGAGCAGATGAAAACTATGACTCCTGATGAGGTTAAGAAATATATGCAAAGGGAACATCAAGACCCTGCTGAAGTCTTGGCTAATCAACTGATACAGTACTTCTTACAGAAGCTGGATATGAAGAATAAGTTTGAACAAATGTTTAAACATGGTCTTTTATCTGCTCTTGGTGTAATGTATGTATCTGTATTGAATGGAGAACCAGTAGCCTGGAATGTGAACTCTATGAGATTTGCTTGTGAGAAGTCTCCAGATACTTATTTTATTGAGGATGCTGAAAATGCTACTTGTGAATACAGAATGACTCCTTCTGAAGTTATTAAATACTTTGGGGATGAACTTACTGACAAACAGATAGATAAGATATACTCAAGAAATAATACTACTGGTAGTAAGAAAATTGAACATTGGTTAGCCAATGATTCTGACTCTATGGATAATGATATGTTTGATATTAATGATGTTATATCAATCAGAGTTCTTCATTGTGTTTGGAAATCATTAAGAAAGATTGGATTCTTACAATACCAGGATGAAGCTGGAGAGCTACAGGAAAGAATGGTAGATGAGTCTTATAGATTAGACCCTACTATTGGAGACCTCTCTATTGAATGGGAATGGATACCAGAATGTTATGAAACCTGGAAAATAGAGGATGATATTTATGTAAATATGAGACCTATACCAGGACAATTAAAAGATATTAATAATGCTTATAATTGTAAGCTTCCTTATTATGGAGTAATATATGATAACTTAAACTCTAAGAGAGTATCCTTAATGGATAGAATTAAGTCTTATCAATACTTCTATAATATCATTATGTACAGACTTGAGCTTCTTTTAGCTTCAGATAAAGGTAAGAAGATATTAATGAATATCAATATGATACCTGATTCAGCAGGAATGGATATAAAGAAGTGGCAATACTTTTTTGAATCTACTCCTTTTATGTGGTATGACCCTAATGAAGAAGGTTCTCAATATACTGATGCTAACACTGTAGCTAAAGCTATTGATATGTCCTTAGTTTCTGATATTCAGAAGTATATTGAGATAGCTGAATATATTAGAACTCAATGTGGTAAGTCAGTAGGTATTACAGACCAGGTGGAAGGACAGATAAATCCAACAGAAGCTGTAACTAATAGCAGACAAAACTTAGTTCAGTCTTCTTATAT